TACATGAAAGAGGACGAAGACAGTCCACAACAGAGGTTTGCTTTTGTGAGCAAACAATTCTCATCAAATGATGAACACGCACAGAGATTATATGATTACGCGAGTAAACATTGGTTGTCTTACTCTACACCTATCCTATCATTTGGTAGGTCTAAAAAAGGTCTGCCTATTTCATGTTTTCTCAATTATATAAACGATACAGCGGAGGGATTAGTTGAAAATTTATCGGAAACAAATTGGCTTAGTATGCTTGGTGGCGGTGTTGGTATTGGGTTTGGTATCCGAGCTAGCGATGATAAGTCTACTGGTGTCTTGCCACACCTCAAAACATATGACTCAAGTAGTCTGGCATACAGACAGGGTAGAACACGAAGGGGTAGTTATGCCGCTTACCTCGACATTAGTCACCCCGATATTACAATGTTTCTCGAAATGCGTAAACCAACAGGAGACCAAAACCTTAGATGCCTAAATTTACACCACGGTGTAAACATTAGTGATAGGTTTATGGAAATAATTGAACGGTGTATGTCAGACCCAACTGCTGATGATAGGTGGAACTTGACAGACCCACATACAGGTGAGGTAAGAGACACGGTATCAGCAAAAGCATTATGGCAAAAGATACTAGAGATGAGAATGGAAACAGGTGAACCTTATTTACATTTTGTTGATGCTAGTAATCGTGGACTACCAGAGTGGTTGAAAGAAAAAGGATTAAAAATTAGTCAATCTAATCTTTGTTCAGAGATTATACTACCAACAAATGAAAATAGAACTGCCGTGTGTTGTCTCTCATCTGTTAACTTAGAACACTATGACGCATGGTCAAAAAGTACCACATTCTTAAAAGATGTGGCAGAGATGCTGGATAATGTATTACAGTATTTCATTGAGAACGCACCACCTACAGTTTCTAGGGCAGTTTATTCTGCCAAACAAGAACGCAGTATAGGTATTGGTGCTTTGGGATTCCATGCTTACCTACAGAAGAACAGTATTCCATTTGAGGGTTTCATGGCGAAATCCACTAATATAAGAATGTTTAAATTAATAAGAGGAAAACTTGATGAAGCAAACTTGGACTTGGGTAAAGAAAGAGGGGAGGCTATTGATGCGAAGGGGACAGGAAGAAGATTTAGCCATGTTATGGCTATCGCTCCTAATGCTAGTAGTTCTATTATTATGGGAAACACCTCGCCGTCTATTGAACCTTATCGTGCAAACGCTTACCGACAAGACACATTATCGGGAGCGTATCTCAATAAGAATAAGCATCTTGATGTTATCATTAAAGATAAATGCGAAGAAAATAAAAGACTCAATTACGACCAGATTTGGTCATCAATAATTGCTAATGATGGTTCAGTACAACATGTGCCATGCCTTGACAACAAAGAAAAAGAAGTATACAAAACTGCCATGGAAATTGACCAACGATGGGTAGTAGAACACGCATCTACTAGACAGGAATGGATTGACCAAGGACAGTCAGTTAATCTATTCTTTAGACCAGATGTCAACATTAAATATTTACATGCAATACATTATCTAGCGTGGAAACAGGGCATGAAAACTTTATATTACTGTAGGTCTGAGAAGTTGGGGAAAGCAGACAAGGTATCTAAACGCATAGAAAGAGAAGTAATCAAAGAGATTGATTTTCAGAGTATGATAGCTGGTGAAGACTGTGTTGCTTGCGAAGGATAAGTTAGAAAAAGACATACCACTAAATAAAAGGATTGCAGTTTTATTAAGTGGTGGATGGGACAGTGCTGTTATGTGGTACATGGTCAAATCTATATGTATGGAACGCAATCAAGAATGTAACCCCTTTACCGTACCGAAGATAGATGGTGCGGAACATTATGCTAATAAGGTCTTAGAATGGTCTTCAGACCGTCTAGGACACGCTCTAATGACTACAACTTTAGTTGGGGATGTATCATCCGATAATCCTTCAGACTATGTTACAAGTGGTGGTTGGGATATATGGAACAGGGGTTTGGGAGAACATTTATTCAGTGCAGTAAATGCTTATCCACCTAATCAGAGGTCTATGTTACCAGAGGGTTATCCCTTACCCAATGATAGATTTCAAAAAACAGATGAACATAAACATTTGAGTCAACCTTTTGCTGAATTAACAAAAGATGCAATAGTACAGTTGGGGTTTGACTTAGGTATAGCGAATGAAATTGCGCCCATTACGCATAGTTGTACCGAATTAAATAGAGGTAGATGTAATAACTGCTGGTGGTGTAAAGAAAGAGAATGGGCATTTAAACAAATTGGACAGGAAGATATTGGAGAGAATTGATGGCCCCTAAACAAGATTTAACAAGTAAAAGAGAATATTTTAAACCATTTAATTACCCTTGGGCTTATGATGCATGGTTAAAACACGAGCAATCTCATTGGTTGCACACAGAGGTTCCTATGGCAGAAGATGTCAAGGATTGGAAAGAACGATTGACAACTAATGAGAAATCATTTCTTACGAATATATTTCGATTTTTTACACAAGGTGATATAGATGTGGCAGATGGGTATGTAACTAATTACCTACCATATTTTCCACAACCAGAGGTACGAATGATGTTGTCTGGATTTGCCGCTAGAGAAGCATTACATGTTGCCGCCTACTCACACTTAATAGAAACCCTTGGGATGCCCGAGAGTACATACAGTGAGTTCTTGGAGTATCAAGCAATGGCAGATAAACATGAGTACTTCATGGACTTATCAAAAGCAAATGGAACAAAAGAAAGTGTTGCTACAAACATCGCCGCCTTTAGTGCATTTACTGAGGGTATGCAATTGTTCTCTTCATTTATCATGTTGTTGAACTTCCCACGCCACGGTAAAATGAAAGGTATGGGTCAGATTGTTACATGGTCTATTGTAGATGAAACTATGCACGCTGAGTCTATGATTAAGTTGTTTAGGACATACATAGAGGAGAACAGGTCACTATGGAAAGATTCTCTCAAGAAAGAAATATATACTATTGCCGAGAACATGGTGGAACTAGAGGAAAAGTTTATTGACCTTGCATTTGCTATGGGCCCGATGGAGAATCTAAAACCAGAAGATGTTAAAACATACATTCGATACATTGCAGACAGGAGACTTATTAGTTTAGGTATGAGAGGAATATTCAAAGTAAAACGCAATCCGCTACTGTGGGTTGAGGAAATGATTAACGCACCGACACATACAAACTTCTTTGAAAATAGAGCAACAGACTACGCTAGGGGGGCGCTTCAAGGTAAGTGGGATGATGTTTGGGGAACAGCGGCACAATAATGTCAGACCCTTCAAAGATAATAGAATGTGAAAGTTGTGATGCAGTTTACAGGATTAAACATGATATGTCAGTGTCGCATTATCGCGTGACATATTGTACATTTTGTGGTTCTAGGTTAGAACTTGAAGAAGAATTAGAACAAGAAGATTGGGATAAAGAGGAAGTATTAGAGGATTGGTAATGGATAAGTTTGACAAAGCGCATATGCAGACTGCTAAAGTATATGCTAAATTGTCACCAGCAAGAAGACTAAAAGTTGGTGCGATTTTGGTTAGAGAAGGTAGGATTATTTCGATAGGATATAACGGTACACCTTCTGGATGGGACAATGATTGTGAATATGCTAAACGAGGTGCATTGACAGGAAACATCGTGGAGTTGGTTACTAAACCAGAAGTCTTACACGCGGAGACAAATGCAATTGCTAAGGTTGCTAGGTCTACAGAGAGTGCTGAGGGTTCGGTGTTGTATACTACACACGCACCATGTTTGGAATGTTCTAAATTGATATATCAGTCTGGTATAGTTTCAGTTTATTACGAAAAAGAATACAGGTCACAGGAAGGAATTAAGTTTTTAAAGAAATCTGGAATCCCAGTTTTCAATATGTAGGAGAAATAATGGAAGTAGAATTTTATGGGTACGAGTTGAAACATGATGAAAGTTGTTTTACACCAACAACAATAACAAAGTACACAGCAATTAATGTGCCGGTGGAAGGCAAGAAGGTATTAGACCTTGGGTGTGGTATTGGCCCACTTGCCATATACTACGCTAAAAATGGTGCTGAATCGGTGACTGCTGTTGATGTGTATGATAAACACTGTTACTACACAATGATTAATTCTGCTACTAATAATGTTCAAGACAAAGTAAAAGTTGTACAGAGTGATTTGTTTGAAAACATTGATGAGAAATTTGATATCATATCATGTGATGTATCTGGTGTAGACAGGAGAGTTGCAGAAATGACAGGTTGGTTTCCAAATGGAGTACCAACCGCAGACGAAACAGGTGCAGATATAATATGCCGTGCAATCAAAGATGCCCCCAATTATCTAAATGAGGGTGGTGATTTTTATTTGTGTACTGCTCAGTTTTCAGACTTACAAAAGATACAAGTACAGATGGCCCAGACTCAAGGGTTGAATCAAGGGGAGAAAGTATTTGAGAAGTCTATACCTTTTTCAAGACGGTTGTTAGAAAATATAGATAACCTAGACCCCAAACATTACAATAAGAAAGGGTCAAGATATTTTTGGAACTTTGGTTTATGGCGCATGGGATTGTTGTGAAAAAACTTTTAACATTATTTTTATTGTCGAGTGGTTGTGCTTCTAATCCACATCTAGATTTAAAAAGAGGTAATGGATACGGTGACGAATATTGTCCTACAAGTGGATATCTTCTCATAGGTTCTGTATCAGGAGTAGGTGCTGGAGTTATCTCTGGTTCAGCTGCAACAGGTGGTATAGTAGCACTTGTAACTGGATTTTTTATATGGGGTAATACTGTTCCTTGGCATGAAGTTAATTGTGAACCTATAGAGGAAAATGAATGAAGAAACTTACTACATTATGGATGATTTTTCTATGGTTTTTATTACTACCTATCATAGCATTCATACCACATTCTAATTGCTGGTACTACTCTGTAAAGAGATGGATATTGGAGGGGTTTAAAGGTAAAGTCATTCCAGTTGAAAGTAGAAGATGGAGAGGATATCATTGTGTCTATCAAGATGTAGATGGTGTTCTATGGGAGTATACACTAAAGAAAATGCCTAGGTTTATGCCATGGTGGAAACTTATAGTATACAGAGGTATTGAAAGAAAGTATCGTGGAAAAGTTTGAAGACATTCCTACTATGGGCCCAGAATGGGACTTTAGACAGATAGTAAAGGATTTGCCCAAACAAGGGAATTTATTGGAGATAGGTAGTTTTTTGGGTGCATCTGCTATTGCTTTTGCTAGAGAGTTTAAATCCGCGAAGAAACAATGGAACATACATTGTGTTGATATGTTTAGAGGTATGGAAGCACTTGGGCCAACTCCAAAGATTCGTGAATACATGAAAAAATTCACAATGGATGAAGAACTACACTTGAAGTTATTTAAAAAAAATATAGAAAAGTGGGATAATATAACATGGGAAAAAACATGGTTGGGTACAGAACTGGAAATTGAAGATTACGAACCACCATTTAAGGCAACAGCTTTATTTTATGATGGAGACCATAAATATCAACCATTAATGAGGTTCCTAGAATCTCACTGTAAAAATATACCTTACCTTTTTATAGCTGATTATGAATTGAACTTCAAAGGAACAATCAAAGCAGTTGATGAATATGTTACAAAATATAATAAACAACTTATTGTACTTAATTGTGCTAGATGGAACCCAAAGATTATGGTAAGATTTGAACATGAGTCCCCAGTGGCGTGTATATTATGAATTACTTAGACTTTTTAGAAAAGAATGTTTTTAGTGGTAGAGTAGAAAATCAATCTGTATTAGAACTTGGTGCTTTGAATAGTAAAATAACTAATGTTATTGGTAGGTGTAATCCAAATTCAATATACACAGTAGACCCAGAGTCTTCTGGCAAACCAGATTTTAGGGGTACTGCTAATGATTTTTATGCTGCTGACCATTTTACAGAACCATATGATGTTGTGGTGTGCATGGGATTATTATATCATTTGCACAGTCCTTGGCATTTAATAGAATTAATTATTAATCATTCTCGACCAAAGATATTAATATTAGAAACTGCTCATAGTATTAGACACTCCGCTGGAGTAACAGTTGACTATGAAGAATATAATACATTTGGTAATGCCTACGCAGATAAAGAAATAAAATACCCCATAAAAAGGAGGAGTGCTGTCGTAAAAGAAGATTGGATTGATGGAATACAAACAACACCATTGAAATTAGAACAGTTGTGGGACTATAATGAAATGGATGGATTTTTTGAACAGGATAAGTTCTTCACACAATCAAAAAGAAATATGTGGATGGGGGTATTTAAATGGGAAAATCGATATGTCGGTGGACAATTACGATATCGAATGGCAAAATAGGGAGTGTTTAAATGGGAAAATTAAGTAAATGGTTATATGACAAAATGGAACCATACAGAGAATGGCAAGATACTTTGCCTTTTTGGAAACGATTGCTGGTTGAAATTATCGGAATCATAGTAATAACATCACCATTCATATTTTTAATATGGTTAATAACAGGAGAGGTATGGATATTCCTACCTAGTGCGTAACATGGCAAAAATAAAAAAACCAATAAATTTTAACAATAAGAAACCAAAGATTAAAACTGTGCCGAAGGAAGAGGCGTGGGAGAGATTATGGGGTTCTGAAAACACCATAAATAGTAGTTCCATAAGTGAGGAATTACCAGATGGTTATGAATGGAACGAAAAGAAAACGAAAATCATCCCGAAAGAAAGTACCGAAGACTCATAGAGTTTATTGTACATACTTTCCAGATGGGAGATACTACATAGGTTACTCATGCAAGACCGAAAAGTTGTATGAAAAATATTATGGTAGCTCTAATATAGTAAAAGAGTATGAAGGTGAACTAACCAAAGAAACCATTGTCGAGTATAATACCAGAGCTCCTGCCAAGATACAGGAATTCTTGTTACAATGGCAACAACGCAAAGACGAAAACTGTTTGAACGATATGATTCATATAAGACTAAGAATGAGTTATTTAAAAGATTTTGAACCAATAGAATGGTCACCACAGTGTTAGTACTGGAGACTAGTAAACACGCATTTGGAATAATGGGTAGGTGTGGTTCTACTGCTATGATACGGCGGTCTAAAAAGACACGCGAAACTAATACCAGAACATATGATTTCTGGAATGAATTAGAGAAAGAAAAATATATTATTCTGAGGAACCCTATCACTAGGTGGTACTCAGCTGAAAATTCTGGCATGGGTATAGACCCATATCACGCTTTGCCTTACATGCATAATATTGATTGGGCTAAAGTTACTGGTATAATACCTTTTGAAGATTTGGAAACTTATTTACCAAGGGGTAATTTTATATCTAGGGGCAGTGGTAGAGTATATAAGGGAAACCAACCATCGTCTGTAATAGACCATGAGTTGACTTTATATCACATTATGAGAAAGAACAAACCAGTTCTTATGCCAGATAAGTTTAAGGAGATAGTAAAAGAATGGGATTATTGATAGGATTATTATTCTCAGCATTAGCAGTATCGGTAGTTGCCGCTTACTTTTCTATTGTTGGGTTGATGGCAATTTTTAGTGGACTACCACAGTCTATATTTGCTATGGGTGCGGTGTTAGAAATTGCAAAATTAGTTACAGCGTCATGGGTGTATCAGTATTGGAACAAGACACAATTTTTAATGAAGACATACATGGTGGCTGCTGTTGTTATATTATCAATTATTACATCCGTTGGCATTTTTGGATTCCTATCTAAAGCACACCTAGACCAATCAGCTTCTACTGGTGACGCAGTGGCACAAGTCGAGAGGATACAAGACCTAGTACAACGAGAACAGGTAAGAATAACCACAGCAGAAGAACAAATAGACCGTATCCAGAAAGGTGGTGTTCTGGATGTGTCAGAGAGTATCAAACAACAAGAGGAAATAAGAAACACGGCATGGGACAGAATACAGGATGATGTCCAGTACGCAGAAAATCAAATCGCAAAGATACGAGAATCACTGGAGTCTGATTTAAGTAAGAAACAATCAGAGTTAGATGCTCTTGATGATATAGTAAAATCATATACAGAACAAGGCACCACTGGTGGCGTATTCACTAGGGAAGATAATGTAGCGAAGGGTATAGAAATTAGAGAGACACAGAAACCAGAGAGGGATAGGATTGCCCTTGAAATGGGTGAACTGAGAGGATACGCAGAGACACAGATTGCTGGATATCGTAATAACATAAAAGGATATCGGGATTCGGTACAGAGTACTATTGATGGTGCGGATAGAGAAATAAACAGATTAAGAGAACAGGGTGCTGATGACCAAGCATCCAGAGATGAACAAATTGACACTATACAAGGCAGAATTGATAGTGCGTATATAAAGATTGATGATTATAACATTGAGTTGTTTGATAAACAATCTATTGTAAGGGACATAGAAAAAGAAGTAGGCCCAATTAAGTATGTTGCCCAGTTGCTCTATGGTAACAGTGGTGCTGGTGCGGTAGATAATGCCGTTACTATTCTTATTCTATTGCTAGTGTTTGTATTTGACCCATTGGCGATTATGTTAGTACTTGCAGCCAACCTTAGTTTTAAGGAAAGGCAAGGGGAACTCATAACACCAATGTCAGTTGACGAAACAGTAGTTGAAGAGCAGATAATACCAGAGGAAGAACCATCGGGTATGCCTAGCGATGATTTACCAGAAATGGCGGATTGGGTCAAGGATAAGTATGGGACTAGCTCTGGGGTGGACAACCTTCCAGAACACGATAAAAGAAAATTGGAATGGTTGATTGATAAACGAAAAAACATGGAGTAAAGTGAAAAATATAATCATGATTGCATTGGCGATGCTAAGTTTCGGCGCCTATGCAGAAGAAATAGAAGAAACTATCGTGGTCGGTGCCAAAATATATAATGGATATTCAGACCCAATGTACGACACAAATCTTTTAGAAGGTATTCTATACACAAAAAGAGATATTGCTGGTGGTTTGGGTGGATTTCATGGTATACAATTAAATGGTACTGATACGAAACATACCGCAGTATACAAAAACGGCGTGCCTGTCAATGACCCCAGTTCTGGGTGGTACGATTTTGGTAACGATTTACCAGCACATCAAAACATAAGAACTATATCTGGGCCTAATAGTGCCAAGTATGGTAGTGGTTCTATGGCTGGTGTAGTACTCATAGAGGATAACTTTGAGAGAAATCTTACAGTAGAGGGTGGTGAAGACTTATCTAAAATAGTAGCTAGTTATGAATGGTTCAATGAACAACAAGAGGTAGGAGTACAACTTGCTCACTACAATGGTACTACTGGTTCTGCTATGACATATAACAATGAGTTGGATTGGTATGAAAACACCACAACAAAGTTTGCCTATGCAAATGCATATGGAAAACTAAATATTGAAAATGTAAATTACAGTTACGATTATGACCAGTGTTGGTATATGATGCCACCTAGTGAATGGGAAGATTGGATGTGTAATACTAAGGGTGAGAAGACCACAGTATCATTGAGAAATGAATGGTTCACTTTTGGATATACATCTAACGAAGCAGAACACAATACTGGATATGGTATGGAGTCTGAAAGGTTATACGGAAATATTGTTGCCTATAAAGATACACAACATGAACTTGGAGTGACTTTACAAGAGGAAAAATACGACAATAGAGATAGAGACACCCAAGCGATATACTATAACTGGCAAAATGATTTTTTTGGTATTGGATACAGATATGAGGAAGGTCAAAATATTGGAAGAATTGGCCTGCAACAGGGAGAATTCAGATTTTCAATTGCAAATAGTTACAGACTGCCCAATTTATATGAGCAGTTCGGTGATGCGTGGGTTTCTGATAATCCAGACCTACAACCAGAATCGGGGATAGGAGTGGAATTTGGATACAAGGATGTGTCCATTTACCATTATGAATTCGATGAAGGTATTGATTTTGACTACAACAGGTATCAATATGTGAATTCTGGTGAATATTCTACACATGGAATCCGCTATCAAGACCAAATTTTGCTTGACAATGGGTCTCTTTTCGTGTATACTGAGTACACAGAAACAGATAAAATTAGAGTACCTAGATATAAGACCAAATTAAGTTACTGGACATCTGGGAATTTTAATGGTATCCAATGGGATACCGCTTTGGAATACATAGGCGAATTTAAAAAGGGAAAAGACTTTGATGCAAGAGCAATTGATGATGTTAATACTATTAATTTTAAGTTCGGGGTTTATGCAAACCCTACTGTCTATGTTATGATTTCAGTTGATGATTTAATGAATAACAAATACGAGGTTTTACCAGATTATGCTTCTGGAGGAAGAACAATACGACTTAGTATCGACAAAGTATTATAAGGAAACTTACCACATGCCCACTCTTTTGACGAATGGATGTTCTATAACTCTTGGCGCAGAACTTGGCGAAACAACCAAGACACACAAGTCTGGGTTTGAGTATCAACATTGCGACACTAATTATAGAGATAATAATAGATGGTCAAGTAAACTTGCCTCTAAATTTGATATGAAAGCCATTAATCTGGCTAGAGGTGGTGGTTCTAATTGGCGTATATGGAGAAGTACACAAGATTATCTATTAGATAACCCGAATCAACCATACGCTGCTGTCATACAGATGACAGAACCAAGTCGATTTCAGATACCTATCAGTTATGATTTTGTAAAAAAGTGGAGACCAAGCAATAAGGTAAGAAATTTCCACGATTGGGCTGGTGGTGGTATATACGGCAGTTCTGATTATGGTGGGCAGTACGAAGAATATAGTCATTGGAATTGGGGCGAACAACACCAGTTGCAAAGTTTTATGAATGATAGGGTTGATAAGGGTATAGAAAATGGTAAGGTAGTTGATGAAAATCACTATGTTGACATGGCAGATGAGATTACAGGATATTTCCTAATCAATGACCAGATACACTGTTATTTTGACTATCTTAGACATATTCTATATCTACATCATTTATTTGAGTCATATAATATGCCACACCTAATTGTAGATATGCTAGAGGGGTTTACTATATGTCAGTTCATACGAGATGAGTTAAGTCAAGTCGAAGAGATGCCAGTTGATGTTTCAGTTAACAAGTTCTTCAATTACATTATACCACAAGACGCAGACCCAGAAAAGGTAAAGGTATGGTTTGATTATATAAAACGGTCAAACATGCATACAAAATTCAGCAATCTATTTAAGACGGTGGCCACCGCTAATTGGTTTGATGGTCACCCATACAGGAATTACTTTTCAAAAGTAACCAGAGAATGCCCACGCGAGGGCATGAATGACATGTATATCGGAGAGATGCCCAGAGGACATCCCAATGAGGTGTGTCATACAGTAATCGCGGAAAGAATGTTTAGTGAAATACAAAGGAGAAATATATTATGACTAAATTAAACCGAGACCAACTAGTTGAAATGCTAGTAGAGAGTGAAGCTAAAATTGCCTATACCAAGAAAGATGGTACGGCAAGAGATGTATTTGCTACATTAAAACCTAGTATGATTCCAGAGGTGACTAATCCAGCACCAGTGAAAGAAACGCATTTAACTGTTTTCGATACAGAAAAACAGCAATGGAGGACTTTATTGGTAGACCAGATTGGAGAAATCGCAGTTGGAGTACCACAAAAGACTCTTGTTGGCGCTTTAGCGTAAAAAACGCTTGACACTTGGACTAGACTTGTGTTATCATATATAGCTATGATACACAAGGAGTCCAATAATGGCAAAGAGAATAACTAAGGACGATTTTCGTTCTAACAAACCGATGCGTAGGCGTAGAAAACCTATGACTGAGGAACAGAAAGCTGCTGCTGTCGAAAGGTTAGCAAAAGCACGAGAGGTGAGGTTAAAAAAGAACCCACCAAAATTGAAGCATGTACATCCAGATGTATTAGCAAAACCCGATGATGATTGGTTATCATATGAGAAAGTAAAGGGTTGGATTAAATACAATAAAGATTTGATACCATCTCTCAACCAAGAGATAAGGGCAAATCAAAAGGGTGCTATTGCTAAACTAGAATCAGTAAAAGGTTACATCCGACAGATGGAGACATATCTTAGACATGGTGTATGGTTATCAAATTTTTGTGGTGAAAACCAGAACAGAAAAGTAGTCTGGGAATGTATTGTTCCATCATACGACAAAGACGGTAATATCAATCGTCAAAGGGGGGTCTACTATAAAGACCTTGGATTTGTATGGGGAGAACAAGACAATGATATTGATTGATTATAATCAAATTAGTATCAGCAATCTCATGGCAGAACTCAATGGTTCTAAAGATGGTGATATTAATATAGATTTGGTTCGCCACATGATACTCAATACTTTACGGAGTTATAAAACAAAGTATGGTGAAGAGTATGGTGACCTAGTAATTGCCTGTGACAATAGGAGATATTGGCGCAGAAAAGTGTTCCCACAATACAAGGCAAGTCGCAAGAAAACGCGAGAAGATAGTGGATACGATTGGTCATCTATCTTTGAGGGTCTTTCACTAGTCAAACAGGAACTACAACAACACATGCCATATCCAGTAATTGATGTGGATGGTGCTGAGGCAGATGATGTAATTGGTACACTGGCAGAATGGAGTCAGACAAATGATTTGGTACAGGAAGGTTTATTTGAATCCCCTAGACCATTTCTTATTGTGTCTGGTGACCATGACTTCCAACAGTTGCAGAAGTGGGATAATGTCGCCCAGTTTTCACCACTGAAGAAAAGGTTCGTGAAGATTAAAGAATCCGCTGAACAAATACTGAGGGAACATATCATACGCGGAGACAAGGGTGATGGTGTTCCTAATATTCTTAGTGAGGATGATTCATTCGTTGAGGGTATAAGACAGAGACCTATACGAAAAACATTGGTCGCTGAGTGGAAATCCACTAAACCAGAAGAATGGGTAACTGGAGAAATGGCAGCTGCGTATATCAGAAATAAAACAATGGTAGATTTATCGCAGACACCCACTGAAATAAAAGAACAAGTAATATTTCAGTATGAGAAACAACTGAATAAGTCAACTGAGGACATGTATAAATACTTCATGAACTACAGTCTTGATAGACTTGTTGAAGTGATTGAAGAATTTTAAATGAGGTAATTATGCAAAAATTTAGACAAATGAATGAAGGGTTCAATTTCGTATTTGAAGTTGATACCATAGACGAGCAAGTGACTCGCTTAAAACAATGGGGTCAAACCAATCAAACATTGGTGCCAATAGTTAGACTAGGTATTGGTGCTGATAAGGCTGATTGGGGATTGCCAGACGGCATGCCCGAAACTACCAAATTAGAAGAAGGTACGCCAGATGGATTGGGTGCTACATCTATCCAATTGGAGTGGCGTAGGATTAAACAATTCACAGACCCAAATTCTAATATGAAAAATCTTCCGCCATGGAAGCAGGAAATGAATTGGTTACAGATTCTTGAGGGTATCCATCCAGAAGAGGCAAAAGTATTAACTGCCGTGAAGGATGGTAAACTATTAGATTTGTATCCTAAATTAGAAAAACTCATGGAGCCGCTTGGGATTACTGAATACAATAAACCCAAAAAGAAAAGAGCTCCACGCAAGAAAAAGGAAAAGTAATGCCAGATTTCACACCGCAATTAACACTATCTCTGAAACACTATTTCGAGAGCAATATAGAACGACATAAAATAAATGTACAAGTTCTAATGCAGAATGGCGTGGGAGTTGCTGAACACCCAGATATAATGAAAACCATTGAGGACGAACTTGGCAAGATTGCTGAATACAAGGATAAACTAGAAGCACTAGATACACTTGAACCACATCCGCAATCGACACTGAGTTTTTTAAAGGAAGATGGAACGAGCGACTAGATTCTTTTTATTTAAATGTGGCGGATGGAAGAATGAGTTTTGGATAGTAGATGAAAAGAGTCTACAGGAAGTACCAAAACCACGCGAGATGATAATTAAGTTCTCTAATATAGAACAGATTAGAGAATACGCAATCACCCAAAACCCACAAGACTTACCAATAGTCGATAGGTGCAGAGACCGTACCGCTTGGCACACGCCAGAGGGTCGAGAACGCATAAAACAGGCTAAACTGGGTCAAAGTAACCCCAATTCTAGGGGACTGTCAGAAGCGCATAGGGCGAAGATATCACAAACGATGACAGGTACGCGGAGGGGTGAATTCAATCCCATGTATGGGAGACAACACAAAGCACATACCATAGAACTAATACGACAGAAGGCATATGCTCGCCCCAAGATGAGATGGGCAGTAGAACCTACTGGAAAATCCCATTTGATACGCGCTGACGGTGAAATACCCCAAGAATGGCAATGGGGACGATATTACGACAAATACAGACCAAATGAGGAGTAAAAAAAGTTGAATTATTTTGCTTTTTCCTTGTATATCAATGACTTACAAAGGCGCTTTTATCGCCGAAACGCTTGACTTTTGCTCCCATATCTGTCATGATCACTATGTAATTAATTAAAAGTGAGAGAAAAAATATGATAGATTTTGTTGGTGCGAAGAATGGTGGTTTAGAGTTTACAACGATTTGTGACACTAAGATTTTTGGTGGTACACTTGAAGAGTGTGCTTTGATTATTGCGAAACAAGGACTCGCCGACAGGGTGATGGGTTCTTCTTCTATGGACTTTGCTGATGAGTATGGTTTTAAGACTCAAGAAGGTGCCATGGAAATGTATCAATACGCAATTAAGTTAAGTGGAGTATAAAATATGACAGGATTAGTAGAAACAGAATTGACCGTGACTATGGAACAGTTGATTGAGAAGTTAGG